ATTTCGGCCTTAATATATCCGGCCTTTGTCTGTGTTACAATTCCGTACGGCATTATACTATTACTCCGCCATATGTTGCATTTTCATCTGAAATATTGCCCTGTGGAACGTTAGCAGCATTTGTAGCATATTTTTTTATTGTCGATCCGCTGGTAGCGAATAAACCATAATCATCGCATTTTACGAGAGACACAACTCCTTTGACATAAACTTGGCTTAATTCTTGCGCATATACTCCGCTCTTTCCTAATGTCATATTGCAATTTTCAACAATGCCGGAACTGCCAATAAAATTATAGTGGTCTATGTCTTTGTGCAAATCAGTGTCTACATTATAGACCAAAATTTGACCTATGCAGTTTTCAAACTTAGCGACTGAGCTTATCTTATCATCTGCCGTACATATAATCGTCCCATCTTTTAACGTAATTTTAGGCGACATACAATTGTAAAAATAAAAAAGAGCTGGATATATTCCGTATGTCGCATCGCAAGTTATGGCCTTGTTGTTCAAATCAATTATTATTTCCTGGAAATTGCACAAATAATTAAAAGCAAAAAATTCGTCATAAGCAGCATTCATCGTTAGATTTTCCTGCAAAGTCAACGTCAACCTGTGTCGCTGAATCTGTCTTGAATACTGAGCAAGATAAGTATTAAAATCGGTAGACGAGCCCAATGTATATATACTTGTTGTAACTGCTGCGTGCGTGGTAAGATCATAAAGATATTTTGAATTCTGAGCAAGCTGTTTTTCCGACCTGTTAAGTGTAGCAGTTTCGCCACTTGCATTTTCTCCGATCATTGATTCGGAATCGCCAATAAGCGTAATTGATGCGTTCCAAGCGCTTGTGGGACTATAAGCCGTTGCCCCGGTCACGCCTGTTGTTGGTATTGCCATTCGAAAACCTCTTAATTATTAAAAACTCTGAATAAATAACTTTTTGCATCTTTATAGTGATAAATCAGGTTGCGCGCTTTCTCTTCATTGCCCGTCATATTGTCAGCGGATACTTCAAAAAAATATGTATCGTATAAAAGCGAGCCATTTGATTTAACCCAGCCGTTCGCCTTGAATGTTCCATCTGCTTTAACACTTCCTGCGGGATCTACATTTTCCCAAATAATAACGTTTGCAAAACCTAATGTCGTTAATATCGTCTTGACTGCATAAACAGTGCCGCCCCGTCTTTTCAGCAAAACACCAAGTTTCGCCAGCGCTCGTTTTTGCGTAGCGTTTGCGCAATATTCATAACCTCTGATTTTTTTCATCTCGGCATAAACGTCAAGAACCTCTTCTGGGCAATTCTCAAGATCATAAATATTGAGATCATCAATAACACCACCGACGTTGTTAAAAGCAACACCTATTGCCTCGGCAAAACCGGCAATCCTGCGATCGTTAATCATATTAAAAGCAAAAAGCTTGTCTGCTTTTAGTGTTGTCATTTATTCCTCGATATATGATGATATTGTCGGGGTTGGAATAGCCGTTAAAAACGCAATAGCAGATTTTTCCAGTTTTGGCAGTGTTGGAGTAACGCCGCCCCACATGATAACAACTGTTGCTTGGACAACTGCACTGATTTTTTCAATCCTGTTGGTGATAACTGACGCATAAAAAACCGCTCCAAGCGTGTTTCTAAGTTCGTTTCTCCACTCAGTGATCACGTCTTGAACGTCCGCAACAAGGCTTGTAAGATCTCTGTTTTTCCAGACATCGAGCGCAACGGTCATAGTGAAGGTCAAAACATCGGGACAATATACATTAATTCTAGTATTAAGACTACGATTATAAGTCTGGTTAAGCTCATTTGACACCTGCGTAATGACTGCCGCATAATCAGCCGCTGAATGCAACAGATAGTTTGTCACATCTCTTTTGAGTATGGTAACGTCTACATTGCCCGGAGCCGCTCCATTATTTGCGTCAATGGTTTTACAGTCGATCAATTCAGTTGACACGCCTAAAGCAAGGTACTTGATTTGATCTTCACTTCCAGCGGCCGGAGCCGAATCAACAAGTTGTAATCTGATTTTATATCTCAGATCATCTTCAATATCTCCACCCCCTCCAGTTATAATTGTGTTTGCAACGGACTGGACATAAGGTATTGCTGTTGATAATGTGTCAATCTCGCCCGCACCATAATTATTATAAGCGGTGCCAACATCTGCGGCATGGCAATCAATATCAAAATATGTCTGACTTGCCGTAATTACCTCAGTTTCATCGGTATAAAATGCGGCTGCCGTTCCAACACTGTTATAGACGGATGTGTTCGCGGGTATTGTCTTAGTGCTTAAAAGCGGTTCGGTGAACGTAAATCTTACGGTAGTAAGCGCCTCTTGACCGGATAATCTGACTACAGAATGCGCCTCGCCATAAATATCAAGTTGTTCTCCGCTCATAAACTGCAAAAAATTATTATTGCCTTTATCATTTACAAGGTGCTTATACTGCGTCATTGCAGCGGCGAAAGCGGTCATAATATCATATTCAACATCATCGGCCTGTAACGTGATTCCTGCCGTATCAGTAGCTGTTATGCTACCTGTTTTGTAGGATGCAACAAGCGCATTAATTTCAGCCGTAAAATCAGGGCTGACAAATTTCACATATTTGTAAACCATTTGCTAAATCCTCTTAACGTCAAATTGCCATTCTATCTGTAGCGGGTCAGTCGAGACAACGTTAAAATTGTCCGCTGTGATTTCAGGATAATATTTATCGATATATTGCCGGACATAGTAAAAAATCTGAGCTTGTGCAAAATTAACAGGCTTATCAAGACTTTCTTCAATCCGCGTGCCTCTTTCGACATTGTACGGCTGTGCGACAAGTGGCCGGTCTAAACCATGCCGTACACGCTGCTTGAATCTTGCCGTCTCAGATGTAAGATAATCACCGGTTGAATCAATATTTAAGTACCGTCTAGTCATTAACTTTCATCCTTTTTTTAAAAGTATCAGCAATAAAAAATATTTCATCAAGCGTCATATCCAAAAGATCTGAAACGGTTAAACCGCCTCTCGTATGAGTTGCAATATCAGTCAGCATAAGCAAGAAATCGTTACCTAATCGACCGCTTCCTGAGCGGCTAGTAGCTTTACAAGGTCAATCATAAAACTACTCTCAAGTCTATCAATTTCATCCCGGGTCAATTGCCTTCCGTCAAATTTACAAAGATTCAAAATCATGACAGTATTGTACTGGTCTTTGTCGAACGATTCGACCCATTCGCCAGTTTCATCTTTCTTTCTGACGGTACACTGCCGTTGAATGTTTCTAAGCGTCCGGGCGTCGTATTCTTGAGTAAGTTCGATGCTGTTGAAATCTTTTTCTTTGATAAGGTTTTCAGATTTTTTGAAACTGATTTTTTGACCGTATTTTTTAAGAAGTTCCTTCATAAATCACCTTTATAATTGACCGTAAGCGACTCTCATCAGAGCGCTAAGATCTTCGCTGTTAACTTCATCTTTCCCCGTTCTTTTGTCAATATCAACTATCGTCACAAGATCAAGAGATACTTTAATTGATTTTGCTTCATACGGTATCGGGATTTCCGCTTGCGTGTCTGGCTCTATGTTTTGTCTGTCCATGCCGAAAAAAGTAACATCCATATCATAAACAAGGTTGTGATCCTCAAGATTTCCAGTTGCTATATTGTCTTCCTGAAAAGCGCATTGAATTGATAGTCTCTTTGTGTTGTTTGACTGCAATGCTGCAATAATAGCGGCTGACGTCGGCATCATTACGGTAAGCTGGCCATCGAATTTTTCATATCTTTTTCCATTATATTCAGAGGATCCGCCCGGCAATTCAATTTCAACTCTTTTTCTCAGCATGGGCGGGATTTCAACCTTGCCTTGAACAGCTTCAACAATTTCACCATCGATGTAAACTTCGAGCCAGTTATAATTTAACGGTACGTTTAAACGCATATTATTCTCCACTAAATAAATTTACGATAAGGTCTTCGTTATACCAATATTCATTGGTAATAGAGGTCGCCGGTGGGATAAATCCAAGGCTGAAGCCGTAAACGTATTTCCCGGCAAGCATGTCGGCAATCGGATTGTCGTCAATGCTGAAAGTAATCTTTGAGCCCTTAAGAAGAGCGCCCGCCCGAATTGCCTTGTCAATGTAGTTTTTTTGCATATTACTCAAATGATACTGTATTTTCCGGGGGTTCGTCTCTTTGTCGACCATGTAAGTACGGGTATAGTAATTACAGTTGTTTTTTATCCAAATAAGTATAAATCGGATTGAAGAGAAATTATCTAAAAATTCGCCAGTCTCTGAATATGAGCTTGTATAATTCCCCCACGTCTTCATGCCGTTATGTGACACGAAAGTATTGATTCCGTCATCGTTCAAAGTATTTGCGTCAGCATCGCCAAAAGGTGAAGCAGGTGTTGCGATATCAACAAATTCATTGGATGCCGGATTAATTCCGATGATTCCGTTAGTCTGCGCGGCGTTTTCCATCCATTTGAGAGCGTAAACCTCATCAGGCGCTAAACCGGTCGGACTAAGCGGGAAATGGCCAACATAATCAAGATCAACATGAGCGGTTGCAACTGCTGATAAAATCCTGTCTGCAATAGCTGCTTTACTCGCCTGTTCTGTCCCGACAATAGCCCGGCATTCGTAAACGTCATCCATTAAGTCGGTTGCTGTCTTCATGGCCTTAATAACTGCGTTTGCTGTATCTGCGGTTAAATCTGTGAGTCTCGGTGCAAGTAGAATTGAAGGAACAACGCCATCAGATTGAAATATTGAATCAATTGTTGTGAAAGCTGACTGGATATCGCCAAAAGTTACAGATGAGGCGGTTTCTTTTGCAAATTTATAATCAATCTGAAGCGCCACAGTGTCGCCAATTGCGCCGGCTGTTATTTTGGTGATTACGCCTGTTTTGTGAACGTATGTGTAATCTTTATCTAAAACATAAGTCGTCGTGCCTGTAGTGTCTGTGCATGTGACATCTTTAATATATCCATTCGCAAGTGCATAAACTCCAGAAGCAGACGCAACCACAGTATCAGTAACAGTCGTAAAATTTGCGACATTATAAACGAAAATATCTTTCAATTTTGTCGTATCGAAAAACTCGCCCAAAAAACCGGGTATTGAATAACCCAATGTTCGGGAACTCAGATCAAAACCTATCTGTGCGGCATCGGAGTCAAGCCCTAACCAAGCGACGGCCTCAGCTCTTGTTTCGAGTCTTGTCCATTGCCCAGCTGTAGCGGCATATGTGCCCGCTTTTTTGCCTGATATTTTCGCCTTGCCTACATAAGCAATCGGATTTGATAAAGTCCCGAGCGCGCGCGTTGGCGCAGCTAATTCGGTCGATGTAACACCATGCGTAAAAGTCATTTTCCCCACCTCATTTTAAACATAAGTTAAATATTTGATAATGCATTCCCAAATTTCTGTAAAAACATAAACCGCGTTCCCTGTTTCTTGTTCTGGCAGCGGTGACCCATAAGTGCCACCGTTAACTTTTTTCTTAAACTCTACGGTGCAGGATGGTTTTGAATTGACGATCATCATGCCGAGCCTTTTAGAAAAAAGTTTGTCGCATTTTTCATCGGCCAGATAAAAAGATTCGACCAGCTCTTCAGAGTTCCCAAGCGCGTTTAATTCAAGCCGGAAAGTATAAAAAATCTCAGCGTCATCATTATTCTCTGCACTTTTCCCAGCTCCCCTCAAATATAAACTAGTACCCGTTGGAATTAATGTGATTTGTGGCTCCATTACAGTCTTTAAATAGGGAAAAACATTGCACGTAATATCAAGAGCGGTTTCAAGCTCTGTTGCTATGTTCCTGAGCATTTGATACATGGCAATTCCTTTATAATTTTAAGGTATTCTATCAGTCCTCTGATTTTTTCTGCCGCTTTATTTGTTTTTACTCTCATAATTTGATAGTATTTCTTAAAAATGCGGGGTTGAAAAAATGGCTGATAAGATTAAAGAATCAAACAAAAATCTATATAAAATCTTCGTCTGCACACGAAACAAAGAGCTAGATGAAAAGATAAGATCGTCACTTATAAGGCATTTTGGCGGTATCTCAAAAGGCGCATTTACACTGCTTATGGCATTTGCTGAGCCTGAGTTTTTCCACAATCTCTATAAGCTGGAAGAAATCAAAAGGGAAAACGAAATAATGAAGTTTAGGTCTGAGCAATTAAAGCAGCTGGATAGAGAAAACAAACTACTGACAAGACGTATAAACGAGATAGAAAAAGAGAACAATAAACTTAAAAAGGAGAAAAAACTATGTCAATAATTGTAAAAGACAGTGAAATTCTAGCACAAAATGAAATCGAGTTCATGCTGAAAGAACAAAGAGAGCTACTCGATTCGGCCATCAATAAATGGGGTGATACCATCGATGCACATATCGGCAAGATGTTTTCAGATGAAAAAAGAAAAGTGCATTTTTTTGCTAAGATTACCTGTCAGCTTTGCAATAAAGAACATTTTACAGATAATCTCGATCGGGTTCAATATCAAGGCTGTATGCATTTTATCGCGGCAAATATAGTCAACAGCTGCTGTGGTCTCGCACCTGATCAAAGCAAGATCGAAGCGTTGGAAGCCCAGCTAAACACAGAAACAGATGAAACCTTGAAAAAGACAATACAAGCGACAATCGACAACGAGAAAAATGTCTTCCAGCTTAAATACGTCTGCAACGAATGCGCCACGTTTTTACAAAAAGAATTTAGAAAAGTACTTGAACAAAAAATAAGAGACATTGGAATTAAAAACTTTATTTAGGGAAAAAATGCTTTATAACGATTTGAGGATTTACAGAAAAATAGTAGCTGGCTGTGGAATGTGTCCATCATTATACGAACATATAGGCGTTTTTTTCTGCGAGAAAACCGGCCTTGAATATGACGGGACTAAGGCCTACAATGATAATTGCCCGCTTTACTACGCAAGGACTAACCACAGTTTAAACGGCGTAACAGAAGAGGAAAAATATATGTTAACTGCCAGTTATACAGCCGACATAACAGACAACGAAAAAGGAGAATCGAATTGAAAATAAAAGTCTATAAATTAAAAAAAGATTATAAGATGTTCAAAATAGGCGCGCTCTTTCAGGAAATCGATGGAAAATACGTAGTATCGACAGAGTTTGCCCGGTGTATTGACAGATCATTTTTCAACGACATAAAACTAAACACAAAATTTGAAGAGCTCCTTGAAAAATCTGAACCAATGGAATTGAAAGATACTCTGTTTTTTACCTACAATGTAAGGTCGCTCGAAAATCAAGTAAGATTTGCAACGGATAAACTCGCGGCTGTGGCAAAAACACTTGATGAGTTTATTAAAAAATATAAATAAAAAAGGAAAAAAACAATGGAAGATTTAAAAACCGGCGATGTTGTGACCTTAAAATCAGGTTCGCCACGGATGACCATTGAAAGTATTTGCGGAAATACTACAATGGCTCTGTTTTATAACGAAAAAACCGGCCAAATATCAGGGATAAAAATTGAAAAAGATTGTCTTGTGAAATTACCTTTATAATCCAGCTGCTTCGAAGTATTTTTTTAAAATCCGCATAATCTGAATCCGATCAACTCCAGTAAAAAAAAGAAAAGGTCTGGCGGGGAGTTTAACACTTTTGTTTCTTCCTGCTTTTCCTCCGAATTGGTGAATAGCCGCATATTCAAGGTTTGTCCCAATATAGACAATTCCATCTTGAGATTCAGAAATATTAAAAGTAATGCTTCTTTTCAATGCGCCTGTATCCACAAGCGTGATTGACGACCCAATTAATCTATTTCGTGTGCTTTCTTTTTTTGCATTTTGTATATGCTTATAGCCTTTTGCTCTTCTTTCTAAAAAAGTTTCTCTCTTCGTTTTCGGCTTAATTTCATTACGGTCGAACCTTTGCATAATGCGCCTGACCATATATTGACCGATTTCGTTAAGTGCTTTTTGTTCAGATAGTTTTTTGATTTTATTCTTCAGAACAATTGAAACTTCGTCAACTGTTTTTACTATTATCATGGTGATTAATCTTCGAGATCTGTGAAAAAATCAAAAAATCCTGTCAATATAGCACTTGATTGATCCCCCAGCTCACAGGCTGCCGCTGAAGAGCTATTACTTGCCTGCTCTTTGCCGAGATCTGTTGCAAGTGTTGGTGATATTGCGGCTTTACCTACAACATCATAAATCAGTTTAATCGATGCGTCTTTCTTGTCTTCAGCCTGCTTTTCAGATTCGGCGCGTGCATATAGCTGATATAACCACCCGAAAACTACCGCCTGATATATGAGATTATAGATTTCCTTTAGTTTTGCGAAATCTTCATCGTCGGTACTTGGATAATCAGCCTCAAAAGCAGCGATAAAATAAGTTCGTGTTGCTGTATAGTCGGCAAGGTTAGCCTCCGCCATTGCGAAAAGAGCATCGCTGAAGTTATTCCACAAGGTCGACATATCTTTTTTATACTCTGTAGCCGCCTCTGTGAAATCACCTGAGCAATTAACAAGCGCAGTCATGAAAACATCAGCACCAATGGGAAAGGATTCGTCAACCGGATCCTCTCCCGTTGCATTGGTGTAGTCGTACCGCCTGATTTTTGTTTTAACCAAATATTCCACAATTAATTCAGGAGTTACGGTCATTTTTTAATCCTCATTTCTTTTGTATTGAGGAGCGTCAGAAACTCCAGCGAAATAGACCTTGCGCGCTTTTAACAACCCCGTTTTTTCAGCCTCAACAATAGCGAGTTTTTCGCTGTTTTCCGGGATTTGAACGTAAATTATTACGTTGCTATGGCTCGCCTTGTCCCGGCAATGAACCTTGAATGTGAACATGCTCTCACCTCCTAAGGTTTGGGTTAGCTTAACACTATTGCTTTCATGCTGGCGTTCGCATTGAAAAGTGGAACAGGTCTCATCTGCAGGCAAACGTCAACGTATTCGCCGTAATTATCAGGAATAACCTGAATAAGTATATGTTTGTTTGATCCGCTGGCGTTTACATTATCGAGTTCGAGGAAAGCAAGTGTATGTCTTGCGTTAACGCTTGCGTCAACAATTCTGATTTCGTGATTCGTCACAGCATCGGCAGATGCTTGTGTCTGTGGATTCTTCCAGCTTGCGCCGAAAGATTTAAGCGTAAATTGACCGATCTGAAGCTCATCTTCCGCAAGAACTCTGGATGAAACAACATCAAAAGTATTGCGTGTGTTAAGAGTGGCGAAAGCCGCCATCCACGCTTCCTCGGTGCAATATATTTTAAGATCTGATGCTCTCTGAAAATATGCATAACTTCCGCTTGTTGCTCTGCCTGCATTAACAAGCGCCTGCAATTCAGCATGTATCTGGCTTGCTGTAGTGCCGCTTGCCGCCCATAAAGGGGAAACAGAACCGCCATCAATCTGCGCGCCAAGATCTAATGCAACTGAATTCCAAGCGCCGTCTATATAGTATGGATATGATAAATCACCAGTAGTCAAACAAGATCTTTTAAGATATTCGAGCGAGTGATCCATATCTCTCTTCATTTCCTCAAGATAATTTTCCCGCATCCATACCATAAAATCCTGCTGTTTATAGCGGCCGGCTTTTTTAAGATCTTTGGCCATAATTCGCGTGTAAAATTTCATTGGCGGAACGGTTATACGTTTGTCAACATATGTAGGGCTTTCCTTAGCAACTCCCTTACTTCCGCTTGCAACATAAGGAATAGACAGGATATCTCTGGATATTGTTCTTACATCTAACGCCTCATCATCAATGTTCCTGACGGTCTTAAAGACGTTTTGCATTTCAAAGCCGGCTTTAATAGTCTCAATATCTGCGATTTCCTGTGCAACCAACTCGGGTTTGATTTTGACTAAAGTATCAAGTGTCTGTGACCAACTCATTTTTATTACCTCTTATTTTTATTTGTTTAATTACCAACTACTGTTACGCCAAGATCTTCGAGCTTTTCTACAAGCACGCCTTTGCTCGTAGTTGACGCTGTTCCATCTGTTCCGAGCGCGCTGAAATGTACGCCTCCACGATGCATATATGTCAACACGATATCAGTTGTGTCAGTCTGATCGATTTCGATAATAACGCCAAGAATAACCTGATCTGACTGTTCGCAGAATTCATAAGTAAAAACGTTAGTTGCTGTAAGAGTAGCTGTCCCAGTTGCAAGAGCGTTAATTTTTGCCGGCACTCCGTCGGTATAGCCAATTGTACTATTAGATATTTTAGTTGCATACGCAGTGTCACTATATATTTTCAGCGTGTCCCAAATAATCGGTGACGTATTTGCGAAAGTGAAAGCGGAAACTGTGTTAGCAGTTCCATAGGTTTTCGTTGCGATGTCGTCATAATCAAAAATATTATCCGATCCTGAATCTGCAAGGTTTTTAACCAATACGTCGCCAACTCTTGGAGTATATCCCGAAGTAGCAAGCAATATTTTTGTTTTTGTTTGCTGCTCAATTCCTGCTATGAGCAGTTTGCTGTTGAGCGTTGCGGTATTAAGAGTCGATGATAAAGTTACAACCATTTTTGGCCTCCTTTAGGTTTTATTTTTGCGAAAACATTTTCTTTGTTAATTTGCGCCCGTCTGAATAAATATGAGGCGTTGAGTCGCCGGTTTTAAACTCAGCTGGCATTTCGTTACTGCTTAATGTTTTTTGCGTAAAAGCGCACTGAGTAAAGCAGTCTGAAAGAATACCGTAAATACTGGTTGTCTCTCCGTTTTCCTCAGAAAAAAGCATTTCCGAATTAAGCGTTTTTTTAATTGCAGAAAAAAGCTTGTTCCTCAGTTCGACAGGAAGTGATTTTGTTGATTCCTGCAATTTTGCCTCTTCAATCTCGGTAAACTTTTTCATTGTTTCAGTCGACTTTGCAGCGGCTTTGTCGCGCTCAGCGGTGAGTCTCTGTATCTCCTCTTCATTCTTTTTCTGAATCTCGGCGAAACTGGCATTCTGCGCCTCGATTTCAGCTTTCATCGATTCAATTTGTTTCTCAAGTTCATTCATTTTTTCTTCCTCTTTATTATCTGTTATATTGGAGTCTGTCATTTCTATTTCTCCCGCAAGACTAAAATGCATAATTTCAAGCTCAGTGCCGGATTCAGTGAATTTAATGATATTTTCATCATCAGGATCAACGGTAAATTTTGATAGTTCGCTTGTTTTGTTGGATTCTGTCAGATCTTTGAGATTCTTAACGGCAGGTGTAGCCCGGCCTAACAAATCAACTGCTCGAAGTTCCCACTTGCCAAGATCGAAAGCATCTTTTTTCTCATTATAGATTCTGGGTCGGGCGATAACCACTGACCAATTTTTGTACCGGCCTTCTTCATACATTGTTTTTAACGGTTCGAAAAGAGAGACGCCCTTTGTGACAAAATTACCTTTCTTATCAATACCGTAATCTTTCTTTGTGTCAATCCACCCTTCAGCCGGCCTTGAATCATCAAAAAAATAATTTACATGGCCTATCCCGATGGGCACATCGCCGTTTTTCCCGAAAGTCTCACTAAGATCTTTAAGCATATCGTCCGTAACTGCTCCATTATAGTAATTGCCTTTCCTTATCAATTGCCAAGTCATGTATTTCTTGTCGATTTTATCTGCTGACATGTTCCGAACCTCCGGTTAATTAGTTTATAATACTGGCATTTTTGATTAAATTGGACGAAATTGGACGAAAACTATATGATAATGATAGTTTTTTTTACTCTTTGAATTTAGCGCCTTTCGGTATTTCTTTGTAAGGGACATCAAGATGATCAGCGAGTCTCTGCCGCATGTCTTTAGTCGGAAGACTCCATGTTTTGGATGGATCTACGGCAAATGATTCAGCTGGCATTTTAGCGCCTTCAGTGCCTGTTTCTTTGATTTTCAAAAGGTCTGCGAGATCTTTGCTCAAAGTTAAAACACGCGATCTACAGTTAAAATGATTCGGCGGCAAATGCGTATCCCAAAAAGAGTCATCTTTTTTCATAACAATTCCATTAAGCGATGAGCAAATATCTGTAGTCCGGGGATCGATAATTGCGTTATATTCATAAAAATCAACATAAGGGCTAGCGAGAGATTCAACACGCTCACCGGCGCTCATAGCAGTAACCTGATTTGTCCTGACAACAGTTTCGAGATAGTATTTGTTATTATCGGTAATTCCGATTTTATCCAAAAGCTCTTGTTTTCCCAGCTTTTTAATTGTCTTTTTGAGACTTTCACCTTTATCCAGAGAATTTGTGATAAATTCCGTAAGATGTTTTGCGTTGTCGTAAAATGCAAGTTTTGCAGAAATATCAATTTTATCTCCAACGGCATCCTCAATTTTCTTTAAATATTCAAACGTTTTTTTCATCAGCTTCGAACTTAGCCACTTAATCGCCGTAATTGGCTTTATTTTCATAAAACTGTTCTTATCCGGTATCTTTGCAAACTGCATAAGAAAAACGTTGTAGGCGGCAATATCTTCAATCTTCAAATCGAAAATAGGCTCATTGAACTTTTTACTTTTTTTAATCTTTTTTGCTGTGGTTTGATCTATTTCTGTTTTCAGTCTGACAAAATACTGACCTGCCAGAAAAGAGATCGCATGAATGTTAAGCAAAGATTCTCTGACTTCTTTTAAAAACTCTTTGCTGGGTTCCGTTGGTTCCAAATCATTATCAAGGTAATGATTAAACTCTTTTAAAAGTGCTGCCTGAAATTGATCGTATGAGGTTTGAATCAGATTATCTATTGCATCGTTCGTGTTTTTTCCGAAATTGGTGTTTGCATCCTTTTGTTTTTGTAATTCATTTTCTGAAAAAAAAAATTATCAAAGTCGGCGTCTTCTTCGGAAAACTGGCCAGCCGGCGCTACCTGTTTTTTAATTACCATCGTTTCATCGTCCTGATTTTCAATTGGCATTTTATAAATTGATTTTATCGTACTCGCCTTAATTTCGATATTCTCGAACCTATCTACAATTTTTAAGAAATCATCAAGATTTGAAAAAACAGGTAGTGAATATATAGCTTTTGGCATATCAGCGGCTTGAAAATACGCATTAATATTGAGCTGGCAAATGAGCGGTATCAGCTGATTTGAGATAGTTGAGGCGATAAGTTCGCCAGTATCGTTAACTCGCATTTCGGTGATTGCTTTGTGATTTGCTGCGAGATTGTAGGTTCCGGAACTTCCAGTAGTCCCGGATGTGAGAAGAGCGCCCATGATAACACGTGTTTTTGATTCCTTCAGGTGCCTCAAAAAATCATCTATTTCTTTGATTGCTCCGGAACTTGCTTCAAGTTTTTTAATATCCGTTGCAGTCAATGCGATACCCGAATGTGATCTAATATTTTTAATTGCCGTTGCAATTGCATTTGCTCTTTTTTGGTCAATTCCATCGTCTCCACTGGGTGCGATAAGTGCCGCAAAAGAAGGAACTCCCAGCTTATCAAACAGTGTGACGATCTGCTTATATCCAAGTTTCTCAAATTTTGCAATCCAGTATAAAGTAAGAAATACAGAGCGGCCGTGTTTGTCACCGTAACGCTCATTATATGTCGTCACCATCCAATTAGGTTGTTTAAGCTCCTCTTGTGAGGTCGCATTCATCAAAGTTCCGGCCTGATTAAAATCAAAATACGAAAACTTAGGTTCTGAAAAACTATCTATTGCAAAAATCCCATCACTGTTTTTAAATTTTGCCCAAATGACCGAAAATCCCTGATCCATACAATGAAGCGCTTTATTATAAAAATCCTTGATAACTGTTGGATTTAAAACACTGTTACATATCTCAGCCGCATTAATTGAGTCAGGTTTTTCATTAGCCGGGACAAAGTTAATTCGACCTTGCGTAACGAATGATTTAAAGTTTTTAAGTTCTGTTTCAATATCCGGGTCTTTTTCCATTTCAAGGATAAAATCTTCGAGATCCGTACCCGTTGGTAACAAGTCAAGGCTCGTGTTTTCCATCATTGAGAGAAATCTACTTGATAGAGTCTCAACATTCGGCATGGGTTCAACGGCGTTAGGTGGCGTGATCTTTTCTTCAAGGCCGGCATTGAATATTTTTCTGAAACGTTCAAACATCTTTTTTACCTCACAAATTTTAGGCAATAATAACAGTATTTATGTTTTTTTTGCAAATACTTTTGATTTTGCTATAGATTTCTGATAGTTTTAAATTAGATTCCCTTGCTTTGCTTGTTATTTTTCTCGCGAGTTTCTCCACTCGCGGTGTTTTTGAAACGACGACTTAGGATGACTGATTCTCTTGTGATTTTTCGGAACAATCGACTTTAGCCGGGTGCTTGCTTGAAAAAGAAGGTGCCCGGGATTTTTCAGATTTTTTCAGATTATTTTAGATTTTTTTCAGATGGTCAAGATACTCAAAATTTCTACCATCTGAGCCGCGAACTCCCGCAACTCAGATTTTCCGATTCTTTCGTCCCAGCGTTTACAGCCGTAAACGCCATTGCAGTTCTGCCACGTGGTGCGCTTTGAAACGCCCACGAAATCCCCAATCGCTTGGTAACTATAACCGAGGCTGCGCAAAGCTTGTTGCAGTGCGACACTGCCGCCGCACTGTTTTTTAGCGAGTTCTATGATTTCTTGTCGGGTCATGATTTTTCTCCTTATTCTTCGTATGAGAGTGGTTTGACGAAGATCAACTCCGCTGATTTCTCAGCAAAGAACCAATCTCCCGGGACGACTTTTGTCACTACGGACAAATAGTCGTCGTACTCTATGACTACAGCTCCAAGCTCGTAGCCTCTTTTTGAGGCAGAAATTTTTGCGGCCTCGAGCATACTCGAAGCCTGGACAATGTCGTTCTCGACACTGCCAATAAAAACCCTATAAAAACCATTAAGCACTTTCATAATCGCCCCCCATTTAAAAACCCAAAAAAACTCTCAACCACATAATACAATTATACTCATAGCTGGAATCATTGACCTGAATGAAGGGATTACGACTTTTTAAAGATCGGAGAACCTAACTTGATCTGTTGCTTTTGCAAGCTTAGCGTCCACATATTCTTTTATATAGTCGGAAACTACAATGAACTTTCTGGAAGTGACTGCTTCGTCTTTGTGAAAAACAGTTCTTTTCACAACTTCGAGGAGGTTTTCTTCGTTTCTTGTTACGGTGGTTCTAAAAACCACAATTTTTCCGGCTCCGTGGCACTGAGTCATCCACTGCCAAAACTCTTTGACATTAGGATACGTCACAATAAATTTTTCTTCAAAAACTACGGTGATCGAAGAACTTATGCAAGCATACGATTCGGAAACTTCGTGTAGTATTTCTATAGAAAATGTTTTGTTCGTGACAACTTTGTACGACGATACATTTTTTGCATTAATTATTGAATTCATGTTATCCCCCTTTCCAAAAAAAACCTCAAAAAACTCACAACCACATAATATAATCATACTCACAAATCGTTATTGGTCAACCAATAACAGCACATTTTTATGTTCATTGCTGCTAGTGTTTGATATCATTAGCTAGTTTTATTTGTTTTTATTGTTGAAAAGCTAAAATTTTTCTAATTAAAAAGAGGTTATTTCAGCGAAAACTGATTTTTAATGATTTTATTTTTTCAAATTTTGGTATGGAAAAAACAGTGGGTGATTTTACCCATAAGCAATTAAGTATAATTTGTTTTAATAAAAACGGTAAAAACGGTTCACTTTTTTTTAAAAAAAGTCAAATGGATGACGGCACAATTTTGCGCCATAAGATTTCGCATAAAAATTTTAGAAATTAAAAACAAACACACTATGGTGTAGGGGCAGGTTTATCTACAGTAATCAGCTGATAAATCCCCCTACATGGCTGGGTAATTTTACCCATACGCTATTACATAAAACCTTTCAAAGGATCATCGTTAACGCCTTGATAAATATCAATTTCTCTATGATCTAAATCTCCCGAACCTTTAGCGACTCCTTTGCTGTTGTCCTTGAGAGTAATTGCCGTATTCACAACGTACCTGAGCGCATCCATCAGGTGATCATGTCCATCTTGAGGTTTATCTATCAGATTTTCATTCTTATCGATTGCGTATTGATAGCTGTTCATTTCGTCAATGGTATTTATGAGATTATCAAAAATAATAAGTTTACCCGTTTTTAAAATCGCATTTGTTGCAATAAGCCCAGCCATGACAGACTTGTCCGGTATTCGGACATTGATTGATTTTCTTTTGAAATACTCGTTAAGTGTCTTATTTTCCGGGTCAATATAGTATGGAATGTCTTCAGCCTGCAAAATATCAACCATCTCATCCGGCATCATGCCCGTTTTGTAAAACTCCTCATACGCATAATATTGATCGTTATCGAGATCATGCGCAACTTTGATAACAGTAAAGGGGTCATTATATCCATGGTCTGCGCCCCCGTATCTAGGCCAGTTTGCCGGTATTTCAAAAGGTCTGCAAGTTTTATATTCAGGATAAATCAGACCATAAGGTTTTGAAAACTTTGCCTCATAAAGCATTTTAAATTTCCATTCAGGCAATCGCTTCTGAGCATTATAATACTCCTCAATCGGATAAAAGGGGTTGTCAATTGATCTGGGATTGATGATGTAAAAATTAGGGTCTCTCTGTAAAAACTTATCGTAAACCTCAGTTTTAAGCCAGTTTAAGTTATATGGCGTTGTGAAAAGTAAAATCTTTCCTTTTTTAAATGATACTCTCTGAACAGCCGTCAACCACCACAGGATTTTAAAAAGCCCTGCCTCATCTCCAAATATTCCTTTAGCGTGAATACCCTGCATTCTATCAGGAGTTTCAGCCGAAATAAAATGAACCTTGCCAAGTGCAGATTCGTAAACTTTATCGGATTTGTGAAAACAATCATAAAAATCAAGATCAATGGAATGAAAAAACCTAGCTGTGTAGGCAATTGGGTTGTTTTTAAGCATCTGGATAGAAGGCGCTGAAACAATCCATTCTTCCCCTTTATATTTGTTCATCATTGCGTAAAGAAGGCGTGGCAGCAAATAGGTTTTACCCGTGCCGGTACCTGCAATAAAACCTAAATATTTAACTGTTGGGTCATTTAATGCTTTGTCAGCGAATTTAGTTTGATAACTTAGAGTCTCTATTTTGACAGTTTTGTTCATTCATCGTTTTCTTTGATTTCGGCCATATCGAGCGCATCAAGTTCTTCCTCTTCGACTATTTTGTCGACGGCTTTTTTGATATCCTGAAAAATGATCTGTGTTGCTGTGTGGCTGAGATCTATATTGCCGCTGTGTTCGATGTCTCTTCTGTCATTCCATTTATCGTTGCACCTGTTTTTGAGTATAAAACAGATTGCAGCCGCTGAAGGCGGAAAGTGTTTTTTGACTTTCTTCACTTCTTTTGTCTGTTTTCCATCAACATCCTTGATAATTGTTGTCAGTTCCTCTTGATCAAAACCGACAGCGATTTTGAACAGAGCATTTTCAACTTCTTCGATTGACCTGTCCCGGCCTTTTATTACCGATTCATACAAGGCGCCTTTTTTTTTCATTTCCCGGTAAAACAGGTCTTTCGCCATCCCGACGGCCTTAAATATTTCCTCATTTGTGCACCCCCTTTGTGCAAGCTGAAAGATTTTATCGAGTATGGTTTTCTGTGGAGAAAAACGTCTTCGTCCGGTCTGGCCTTTTTCTTTGGGTTCTTTACTCATTATTTTCCCCTTTTTAATTGTTCAACCGTTTTGCGACTTTCTGTATTTTTCATCTATTATTACCGGAACCGCGTTATTCCATCTTATTTTGTGGTGCAATCTCATTTGCGCAACTCCCATTAATCCTATTTTACAACAACTGGGCGCGAATATGATCGTGTAAAAACTTTTAATATACGTTCCCTTGTCTAAATACACATCAGTCATTCCGCCCTGATTTGATTGTGTTGCTTTTTGCTTCAATCGAATCAATGCAGACGTGAAAAACAAATCACCCGTTTTAGCATGCCCCGCATACGTGTTAACATCTTCATTAATTTTACCTACAAATTTAAATGGCCGATCAATTGAGCATATAAAAGAATTCATACATTTTCTTAAAATCAGTTTTTCCCATGCCGTGCTATTCGATCCGCCTATAAAATCGCCGCCCTGACTAAACGCTAAACTTTTAATCGGCATGCTTTTGAAGCATTTCAAAAATAATTGAAGTGTCCTATAAAAATCTTTAATTCTTTTATGCGCGCTGTTGTATTCCATGTTTTTTTTAAATGAAAAATAAAACTCTTCATAATCGTCATCGAATTCGATAAAATATTTATAACCTAATTTTTCAGCTATTTCAAAACACGCATTCCTCGCAAAAACTATAGTCCGTCGTTCTTTAAAATTGTCCGCTGTATCGAAAGTTTTAGCAATTTTTTCCTTGTTAAACATCACAACCTTATCGCCGAAATTTTCATAATATTTTTCTGCTGTTTTATCTTCGTTATCTATAATTATATAAATATCTTCCTTATAGTTCATTTTCTTTAAAGTGTTATAAGTTATAACGTTATCCGGCCGGCCATGCGTCAAAATAAAAATTACAATTTCACTCTTCATCTGGATATTCTTCGAGATATTGATTATAGATATCCTGGCTTAATTCCACAAAACCATTTTCAATAGCTTTATCAAAATCAATTATAACGAGTGCTGACTCTTCCATTAATTGTTGCGTCTCCTTGTCGCTATGTGCGTAAAAATCAGCTATCTTAGCATAGTTAAAAACTATATGCCTATAAGCGGCATTGATTAAAAAAGTTTTCGTTTCTTTCGGAATGTTTGATTTTTTAATTTTATCAATTAGCTCTTCTGTTTTCTCTGAGGAAAACAATTCTTCAATTGGCGGTTTTTCATTAATTGGCTCGTAAATAGGCGCTTTGATTTTTTTTGTATATGCATTATTCTCATCATTTTCATAAATATCTGGACTGCATTGATTTATTAAATCTCGGAATTCCGCTTCATCGAATCCTAAGCTGTAGCAATTAAAATTTTCTCCTGTTTCTTCAAATTTTTTTTGTATTTCTTCGAGCTCGGCTTTAAGAATATTGATATCGAAAGCCGTATTCATATTAAGCTTATTATCAGCAATGATAAAAGCCCGCTTTCTAGCCTCTGTAAGGTGTTCAAGCTTTATTGCTGGTATTGTGTCCATGTTCAGCTTTTGCGCAGCGTAGTAGCGCCCATGACCTGCAATAATAACGTTATTTTCGTCAATTAAGATTGGAACATTAAAACCAAATTCCTTGATTGATACTGCGATTTGATCAACTTGCTTTTCAGGATGCAATTTCGCATTGTTCCTGTAAGGTTTAATTTCCTCAATATTAATTAAATCTATCTTCAATTTTCTGTCTCCGCATTTGATATAGGTTTCCATTTCGGGCAATTATACCGGTTATTAAACCTCGGTTGTGCGTACCCATCACATCGAAACTTGGGTTTTTTAAAAACATATTTTAAAGCCGTCGTGTTCGGCTTTCTTAAATCGCAATTTATACACGATTTTTTGTTTTGGTTATTGGTCATATAAGTTTCGCCGTCTCTAAAGTATTCGCGCACATAAGCAAGACCTCAATAAAAACATCAATAAAATCGTCCTCATTTTTAAAACTATATTTCTCGCTACAATATTTTATCTGCCTTTTGTCAAAAATGATAGTGATAGGCTGATTAATTGCCGCTTTATAAAGCAGGTGATTGTTAGCCCTAACCTTGGGATTGATCCAAGTCGCAACATAATAGATTTCTGACCCAGGGTAATAATCACCGTATTTATCAACTGCATTCTGAACGTCCTCTCTAGTGCCTCTCCACCAATTGTTTTCAATCGTGTCCATCGTGACACAATGATAATGATCCTCCGGGAAAACGATTCCGGCCATTCTTAAAAGTGGCTTATACTCGCCGTTAATTTCTAAAATCTTCAAACTTTAAACTCCTTTTTGTTTTTCATCGCAATCATTGTTTTTGATTCTCCCGCCAACACTTCTTTTTTTATTTCAGTCAACTCCGTGTGCGTGATTAAGCCGTCTTTGTAGAGATCCCGAAGGTGCTTCATGCTTTCTACGATTGAATATTTGCCAACTTCAATTGATATTCTGGCGTTAAAACCACAAAATTTAAGAAACTCGCTGACTGAATTAAAGCCGGATTCTTTGGCACGTTCATGCATTTTATCCCGCTCTTTTTTCGACTTAAACAACACTTGAATTGCTGGATATTCTTTCACTAAACCTCTATCAATTTCCTGATCTCTTCTTTAGTCTCCGCCTTTCCGGTATAATTCCAGTAATGGCCTGAAATCAATTGACTTCTGATCTCAACCAGCATACACATTTCCTCCAATTTATCAAATTTCTTGTTGATATCCTCAACAACGATATCTGATTTTTCGCCTTTTTTCAATTTTTCTCTTAATTCAGCATCCAAAAGGTCGGCATTTTTCGAATAACACAGATGATTCCGCGCCCTGTGTCTGACTACATATGTTTCATTCGCTGGCATGTTTGCGAGCGTCTGAACTAAAAAAGACTTTATGCCTATATTTTGATCGATATCAAGGTGCATTTTTTCATTTTTTGCTATCTGATTTTGGAATGCTTTCCCATCGTCTTCTCGCTTAGTTGCTACCTCCGCCTTTTTCGATCTGTGAGCATTAAAGCTTGTTTCAAGGATTTTTTTAAAATAGTTAACGGAATGATCTTTTCCCTGATTTCTCTCTCTCCAGATGTCGTACTGCCTGATGCAATGGTCTAATAGATCCCTGCTATATTCGTTTATCATATAATCAGCATCGATCGGACTTTTAAAGATAACTTTAAGTTTTTCGTAAATTTGCTCTTTATTGTATCCCATTGTAATTACTCCGTTTTTAGTTTTTATAGGTCTTTATTTTCAAATATCTATAAAATACCCATTTTTTAAAAAAATCATAATTTCGTGTCTAGTTTTAATAATAAAACCGTCGACTTTCTGCTTTAAAACATCCAGATCTTCCTCACAAAAATATTCCTCAATAATAGGCTCTGAGTTGCCGCAATAAATATTAACGATCCCTTCGTATTTTACATGCTCACCTTTGCATTCTTCTGTGGCTGTGCCCAAAAAAAACGGGTAAAAAATAGCAGAAACATTTAACAGCGGTCCCGCATAATTTACGACCCACCCGCAATCAACTCCCCATATTGGGTTTTCAAATTTGTCTACATTTGTGTTTTGTATTTCTTTCCAGTCCCATAAAATATCAACATTTACATTTTTCGTTAACATTCTTCTTTCTCCTCTCCTGTTAAAATTTCAACTATATCTTCTTTGCTGATAATTTCGAGAATATTGCTTAATTCGTCCAGCATATTAGCTCGTTCTTTTATCTGTTTTTGCACCTGATTATATTTGGCATCTAAATCATCTCGTTTTGCCTTTAAATGGCATAAAGACATTTTCAATAATTTGATTTTCCCCTGTAATACTTCCTTAAATTTTTTTGATAATTCTTCAGTCATTTTTCCGTCTCCATCATTTCAAAAGCTTTAATAAAAATTTTTTGATAACCGTACACATAAATAAAATCTTCTATTTCGCTGTTGCAAATCGACGAAATGTTTGAACTTCCATTGCTAATCGTTAAAATCAATTTTGAGTTTTTAGCGCAAAAATCTAACAAACAGCCTATTAAAAACTGATCTGGCAGGTTGTTTATGTCTTGGCAGTAAAAGCCTGCCATATATTTTTGAAATTTTGCATAAGTTTTAGGAAATTTTAAAAGCTCTCTATTCATAATTCCTCTTTTTTCTTAAATCTGGTTCATTTTAGTTTTTATTAAATATTCATATTCAGGCAATACCTCGGCAATGGCGTTAATTATTACGCTACGCTTCGAGTTTTGCCCGTGGTTGAAAAATAACTCTATTGCCCTTGTCTCAGTATAGGTCTTAATGAATTTCTTAAATGGCTTAACACAAGCAATCCCAAAAATATACTCAAAAGTCTCAGTCATTTTCTTTCTAGCGCTCCTCTCCGGTGTTTCCGGTTCCAGCTGTCTGACTTTTCGTTCTACAGGTTTGTTAAAATATGCTTTGGGCATCGGTTTATCTTCCGGGATTGAAAACATTCCCGATAAAGCAGATTTTAAATCGCTGTCTATTGCATTTTTCCCCTCTTTGTTTTGATTGCCACAAGCAAAAGGATATTGATTATTTACCTGAGATGTAGAATTTTTTGATTTTTCATCCCTTTTTTCAGAGACACCACACGTATTTAATATTTTCTTCTCTTTATCTTTCTTGGTCTTAATATTAATATAATAATTAGTAGACCCCGATTTTGGTTGTAGCGAACTCCCGGAATGCTCTTTGATATATCGGGGTGTTAAAATTCCTCGTTTTGCCAGTTTTTCACTAATTAGCTGTAAATCAGCTGGTTCCCGGTTGTAGTGATTCTCCATATCGTTTGTTTCTGCGCTTTTATTTTTTAAATTATTTTTTATTTTTTTAGATAATCCACCTTGTTTGTTTTTAACTGTCGAATAAATGTATGTCCATGCATATTTAATTTGCGACCCTATGAAATTAATTTTCATTAAAACGCCTTCTTGCGTCAATTCTTTAAATAATCTAACTATTCGCTCTTTTGTAGTTTTTAAAAGTTTGGCTAATTGCCTGATACTTAAATATATAACGCCTCGATCAACAAAAATTGATTTTTTGTGTTTGTTTACAAGAATCTGTTTGATATTGCCAAAATTTTCAGTATGTTCAGCAATAAGCATTGAGAAGATCTCATCATCAATGACTATATTGTATTTTTTGGCTTTTTCGGTTACAATCTTTCGCGTTAAAGGGTTGTAACTAATGTAATTTTTGTTTTTTTCGAATTTCATTGGGGGTCTTTCCTTTTCAAGTTAAATCTTTGAATCTTTTTCACGTTTTTCCCCATTTTTAATTATTTTTTTTATATTTTTTTTCAGTGGTCGGAATGTTCTCTTTTTCTATTAGCGAATCATTGTCTTTATTGCTATTAATAAAAACCGACCAAACATATTTTATGATCGTATTACCCGCTTTTTCAGGGGTTAACAGATGCTTTGTAACTAATTCTTTGAAGAAACGATAATTGCAAGCAATATTGCTCGACAAAGATTTTGATATACTTCGTATCGATGAATAAATTTCCCAACATTCAAGCTTATGAAATTTATGGCTTTTGTTTAGAAAAATCTTATATAAACGCTTGACATCTGTGAACGTTCGTGTATGATGCAAAATTAGTCCACTCATGGATGCAAAATTAGTCCACTCATGGTTACTCCTTGTGTCCATGTTTGGATTAAGTTCACTACAAAAACTCCTTGTGTTTTTGTGTTCTTTCAATTTGCACGATGTCCCTTTTTGATCATATCTCCATTTGATCATTTTGGGGTTCAAACAAAAGCGCCTTGCGTTTTTGTGTTGCTGATCTTTGACATTAACAAGAATCAAAAGAGCCTCCTTTTAAGTTTGTTTTGTTTTGCAGCTAACAACATAAATTGAGGCCTTTTTTTTGTCAACAAAATATCATAAAAAACCTATAATTTAATTAATGATTTTGCCATTTTGCCATTTTGGCATTTTGCTGGTAGTGCATTTTTTTGCACCATCAAGATGTAGTGGTGTTTTTAAACTCTCTAATATCAGTTAAAGAAACTTTAATGATGATTCGGGAAACTTTACTGGTCATTAAAGATTAAAAAACTTATAATTATTTCGAGTTCCTTGATTTTGTGCTAAGCTTTACGATGGCGACCTGACTTACCGCATTTGCCGGGTCGCCTAATTTGATCATAAAACCGCATATAGTGAGGTTTTTAAATGCTTTACTACGATTTAAAAAGATTTAAAATTATTGAATTCTTTCCCCCGAATATTGCAAAACTTAGAAATGTAGAACTGGAATGGTTTATGAACCCGGCGATCCTGTGGACAGCGGACAGTATAAGAGAGAGGTATAAAAAACCCCTGTTTGTTAATACATGGATGTTTCCCGGGATGCCTGTTTTCAGCTACCGTGGTTTCAGGCAATCAAGATGCAGCGTCGGAGCGGAAATGTCACAACATAAGCTCGGCAATGCTATTGATTTTAATGTAGACGGGATTTCAGCCGCTGAAGTGCAAGCGGATATCCAGAAACACCCTTTCGATGCAGCATTTCAATACATCACGTGCCTAGAAAAAGAACCGGGTGTAGAAAAAACTCACATTGACGTTCGGCCTCGGTACAAGGAAAAATCAGGGATACTCATCCTTAGCAAAACATAATTTGCGCTTTTTAAGTAAAAATGATATGATGTGTTATACTTAACAATTTGCAGGAATGAAACGCCATGAATCAAGAATTTTTGAGTCGTTTCAGAACGGCTATAATCATGATTCTGACCGTAATAATCACAGCAGCAATACTCTATATCAGCTGGAAAAATGGCAATATTGATTATCTGGATAGAGCACTATACTTTTTTTCCGGCATGATGATCTTTGTCCTTTGCAGGAATCTTGTCAAAAGCATAAAAATTGATAATAAGCAGTTTGGCATATCTCTTGACGCCGGGGTCGAAGATGAAATCAACAAAAACAAGGAAAAATCTGAATGACTACGTCAATCTATATAATTTTAATACTTGTTTTTACCAACATCCTGACCCTTGGCGTTTTTTTGATCATGCAGAAAATGGATAAGCATCATATTGAAAAACTGGAAAAAGAGAATAAAGATCTTAGAATGCGATCTCTCCAACAAGAAACGGCCAGACTTGCTTTAATCAGACAAATAAACGAGAATAAAGAGATACAAAAAAGATTGCAATCAAGAATAAAGGTGATCCGTGAAATGGATATCAACGAAGCTCTCAACGAGTTATAAATCAATTGCATTTTTAATAGTCTTGATCATCGTAGCATGTACCGGGAAAACTATATATTATCGTCAGACTGAAAACAGCTGTATTGAGCCAGACAAAATTGACTACGTCGACCTAAACAACAGGCAATATAACGACGAAATCTATGATCGAGTTAAAGAGTGGCCGGATTATCTAAGCCAATACCTGCTTGCAAAAATCAAAAACAGACTTGAACAACAGGAATTGTGCGAAATACATGCATTGGAGCAATTCCAGTACGCAAAATGCCTTTTATATTTAATCAAAAACAAGGAAGAAATAGAAAAAAATGACGCCAATGAAAAAAGTAACAATTAATATACTTGGATTATATCAAGGCTGCGACGTAGTCACGCCACACGGCCTTGGTTCAATTTACGAAACTAACTACCATCTGAATATGGTATCAGTCGAATTCGTTGACATGAACAGATATTACGAAGCACATGAGGTTAAACTAGTACTGAACCGGTATGAGTCATTAAAAAATGACGATCTAAGTCAATTGGCACTTGTCCCGGCTGTAGACAATAATGACTATCTGGAAAGTTTTGAAAGACTGAAAGACAACGTCTATCAGAAAAATAAAATGTTTCTGGCTTTTGAAGTTTTGTTGCTATCAAAGCAAAAAATAGATATTTTTGGGCTCATAGATCTGGGGTTAGCGATTGACTACGAAAGTGATATTTTTCGAGAAATGCTCACAGTGCAGCTCGTCAAACTTAAAGCCGATTCAGAACAAATCAACTAAAACAGGTATTTTTAGGTGTTACGTCTATTGCATTGATTGTAAAGCGCGTGGCTCACTCTGTGACACTATTGAAGAGGCAATTGACATATGGAATGGGAAAAAGAGTTTTAAGGTAAAACCTGCAAAACCTACTCAGTCTACTTTGTTTGATGAGATACTACTTTTTACCCGAATTGAAGAAAATACAGGTCTCGGATGAATGCTAGAATCACAATGCCTATGGCAAGATAGCCTACAACGATAGTCCATTGCCGCTTGTTCTCGCTCAGATCACTGATTTCAAACTTTATAAAAAGTCTTAAAAATGCAAGTGGGATTGCAAAAACAAGATAATAAACCGCCAAAAACAATATAGCCGATCTGAAAGGAAAATTTAAGATAGAAAATAAATATGCACATGCAAAAACCATAGAAACATCTAAAAAATAGTAGCTTTTAAATTGCAGATCAGCACCGCATGCTTTATGTTTGATCAAAAATGGGTGGAAATATACCCATTTGCTCATTTTTTTACCACAGTTCGGACAAATCATCTTTTACCTCATGGCCGGAATTAATAAAACTCCACTATTTAACAATGTTGAAGGTGCCGCGTCAATTTTTAAAAATACGTCGCCGCCTCTACCATCTACATCAGACGGGTAACCATTAAGATCAAGGAAAACATCTCCGCCCGGCCCATCAATGTCGGCTGGATATGCGATCAAATCAAGGAAAACATCTCCACCCGGCCCATCAACATCAGCTGGGTAGAAATCGCTTGTGATTGCCTCAGGTATTCCCGGTGCGTTATACCATGGATCGGCCGGATAGTTTCCGCAACCTTTCCAGTAGTTGGAACCATATACAGACCCAACAGCACACCCACCATATCCAGCAATCGGGCCTAAAATAGAAAACACTGCCCCGAGAACTGCACATCCGGCTATCGCGCCCCAAGCGTTGTTCCCGACATTAAACGCAGCGTTCGGGTCTTTCATTCCACATTGCTTGCTATCTGGAGCATTCCCGTTTTTCTCTGTTTTTGTAGTCTCATTTGTTGAGGACGAAACTACTTTCCCGCTTTTGTCAGTGGTTGTAGTGTCGGTTTTTGTTTTCGTTGTGGATGTGCCGTCTCCGTTGTCAACAGTCTCTGAACTTGTTTTAACCTCAGTCTTTCCCCCGTCTTTGTTATTTGTTGTAGAGCTCCCCTTTGATGTGCTTTTATCGCCTTTTGCCCCTACTCGCCCGGCATAATTTCCGTGAATATTTGGCATAAATTTACCTGTTGCCGGGTCGTATTCGCCCGCTGTGCCCGGTGGTAAACCAATTCCACCTGAATCTTCTCTGTCCGGTCTCGCTGTCCCGACATAACCACCGCCATTATAATAACCATCATTGCCTCCAATACTGCCTCCCGTATATCCAACTGACCCATTGCCGTTTCCATGATCAACATTTCCGTTGCCAATTTCACCCGTTGGTACATTCCCGATGCCCGGCACATATCCCATGCCGTCATTTCCTCGGCCGTTAGATCCTTTGCCGTCACTGATTCCCCCGACCTGACCGATTCCCGGGATGTAATGCCCACCTAATTTCTCAGATGTATAATCTTTTTCAATCAATCCGCCCATCTGTTGCCTTTGATCTAAATTCAAAATACCCTCAGACGTTAAACCGTCGCCTAATGCGTCGGATGTTCCGTCAATAAAAACTCCATTTTCAAAAACGCCTCCAATGAATGTGCCGTCATAAAAAACTCCGGGAACAAATCCATTTGCCTTAAAAACTCCCGGGATAAAATTGTTTTTTGTGATAAAAGTTCCCGGAACAAATTTGTCTTGAATTACAAGCCCCGGAACTAACTTAGCATTGACAACAATGCCCGGGATAAAAGCGCCATCACGGTAAAGTCCCGGAACAAAACGACCAGCCCACTGAATGCCCGGGAAAAATGTTTCTCCGACGAAAACGCCTTCCATGAAATTGCCTGCCCAGTCGATACCATAAACAAACTTTCCGTCTTTAAAAATACCTGCTTTGAAATTATCACCGTCAAAAATGCCCGGGACAAAAGCACCGCTTAAGATTTTTCCAGAAATCTGGAAAGTATCCCCATCTTTGCCGATAAAAACCTTGGTGCCATCGAATAGGAGTTTTAAATCGTTCAAAGAAACGTCCTCAGAACACGAAAACTCTTTAATTCTGGCAATCTCTGATAATTTAATCGACCCTGGATCCTTACCTAAAATAGCTCTAATACACGATTCAAAGCTTTCTGATTGAAATCTTGCCGTAAAGATCTCAAGTTTGACCTCTTTTCTTCCCTGCCCTGTCATAAATCCCGGCAAAAGTCCCAATAAAACAAAAAAAATAACTGTTTTTCTCATCTGATCTCCTTTTTTTTTCATCGCCTTACCATCTTGATAAGGCTAACAATCGTTTTGATAAACATAGTCAATTTTAAAAAATTGTCAAATATATTTTGCAATGATATCAACGTGTATTGCTTGCAGATTGCTGACTATTTGCAAAATGTTAAAAATAATATTGCAATATACCTTGTTTTGATATAGCATAAAGTAACTTTTTTAAGGAAACTAGATGATTTTCGATCTTGTAGACATAGCCAGTTTGCTGGCGGCTGGGTTTTTTATACTCGGGTTGCTATACGGTGACTGGCAATGATATTAGATATTATAGCAGGTTCAATCTTGGCTGTGGCTTATCTGTCCATAGGTTATTTTTTATATCGCACTGAAAAAACAAATGCAGAAAATTTTATATCTGCAAAAAAAAGGAGAAAAAAATGATTGAAATCTTAAATTGCACACCTCACGCACTGACAGTGTGCGGAAAAACTTTTGAACCATGCGGGATAATTCCCCGAGTGGAAATGCTAACAGTTGATATGGGTGAATATGCCGGTTTTCCGGCAATTGCTCAGTTTCGGGTGTCAGTTGTCGGACTACCTGAACCAAAACCGGGGGTTTTTTTGGTTGTCTCAGGCATGGCCTTTAGTGCTGTCGATGATAAAAGAATTGACGTAATAGCACCGGATACGGGTGAAACGGCAATAAGAAACGAGAAAGGTCAAATTGTAGGAGTGACCCGAATTATTTGTAAGGAGCATAAAAATGTGTAAAAAAATAATAGTGCAAAATTTTGCACTGCATACTTTAAAGAGGTCTTAAATGTGTGAAGAAAAAACAGTAGTGCAAGAAATTGCACTGCAAAATCTAGAACAGGAAGAAAAGAGGTTGCTGTTAATGCGAAAAGAACTTTCTTTGCAGCAAAATATAGCAGCGTTAAGAGATCTGGAAGACACTGGTAAAGTGCCGAAAAGCTTATCTGGGAAAATGGCCTTAGCTGATCAATTTGCGAAAAGCAGTATGGTGCCGGAAGTCTACAAAGGAAAGCCGGAAAACTGTTTTATTGCTTTATCTTTCGGAGAAATGATAGGGATAAATAATCCGATGTCATGTTTTCACAACATCTACATAGTGGGCGGCCGCCCATCTACAAGCGCTGACTGCATGCTTGGGTGCGTAATGGTACAGCCTGAATTTTTGGACTATGATCAAGAAATTGTAGACCTTGGTACTTTCGTCGAAGCGGATGTAAACACATCAAAAAAGGGTGACGGTCCTAACTGGAAAAAGATCAAGGTTAAAAACCTGAAAAGTATTACTAGGATAACAAGAAAAATGCCAAATGGTAAAGAAAAGGTTTTTGAAAGATATCACACTGTGGAAATGTCAATCGACCGTTTTGGTACATTTCCTCAGTGGATTTCAGACACGGAAAACATGCTCAAACATCGCTCGGATAGCAAAGCGTGCAGATCATCTTTCCCGGCTGTTTTTGCAGGCGTTCACAACCCGGATGAATTGAGAGAACTGGAGCCGGCAATTGAAGTTCAAGACGGCCGCGGAAATAGCACAGGTTTTCAGAAAGCTGAAAAAGTTAAAGAAAACGTGGTCAATGATGATCTCTTTTCAAACGCCAGCGTAAAAGGTGGTGTACTATGAGAGATGTAAATGTAATTAGAGCGCACATTTACTCGCAAATACCTTTTGATGTGAAAAGCAAAAAACTGTCATACAGCCGCATAAAGGATCTCCTCATCTCCGTAAAGGAGTATGTCAATAACGTCGCGAATCCAAAGGAGCCGACCGAAGCAATGAAACTCGGCTCCTTATTTGAAATCTTGCTACTTGAGCCTGCTACGGTCGATGCGAGATATTTTGTAATTCCGGATATGCCAAAGTTTTTAAGCATCGCCGAGCAAAAGAAAAAAAGCAGTCTGCAGCCGGTCAGCATTGAAGAACAAAAAGCAGTATGGGTAAAATTGATAACTGAGCAAGCCGGGGGAAAAATACTCATAACCAGAAAAATGTTTATGCAGGCTCATAACATGACGTCAGCCTGTTATAGACATCCTCTGGCATTTTCATTAATAACCCAAAAAGATGAGCTGCAAAAGAAATTCGAGTTAACTGTTGACGGTGTCGACATTCACGGCTATCTGGATATATTAGCCGTCGCCACTGAAAACATCTATGTTAACGGTCAATTAATCGTCCCAGAAGGACATGTCTATATCGTGGACATAAAAAAGACTAACAGTATAGAAACAAGCGACATCGAAAAATCGTGCAGGGATTATAAGTACTATATTCAAGCTTTTTTGTACCGTAAGGCTATTGAAGTTTATATCAAGACCGGTTTGATTCAAAAACCTGCAAATCAAATCGAGATCCCGGTTTTTTACATATTTCAGGGAGACTCTGCCCCGTACGATACCCATATAGTTTCATTTGGTTTAGATTATGACGATCTTGCCAAAAATGAAATAGTGAGAGCGATCAAGATATTTAAAACTCTGCAAAACGAGCCGGAAAAACTTTTTTTTGGGATAAATCAAGGGGTTACTTATGTCAATCCTTCCGGTTGGCAAAAACAAGAGTTTAAAGAATCTGAAAAAAGATCGATCTACAAGAATGATCTGGCTCAAAATGGATTTGATAAATTTATGATTGAGAAAGAACTCGATCTGGATTTTATAAAACCGTCCTGCAATGTTGACATAGTTAACATTTTTAGTCATATTGAGAGCAACAGAGTCCCCTATTTGGCGCCTGAATCAAAAACATCTGCCGTGGTAGTAAATGAAGATTCAGGCGCTGTTAAGCGCAAAAGAAGAACAAAAGAAGAGATAGAAGCTGCGAAAGCCGTTGATACTAATCCCCCTCAAACAACTATTGAGGCTCCAAGCGAACAGCCTTTACCGGTTGAAACTCCAGCTGAAACTCCAGCTGAACAACCTGTTGAGCCTGAACAAATCCCGGCACCAATTGAACAGCCTGAACAGACATTAAAAAAGATAGAGATTGAAGACCTCATCACAAGAGCGAACAGCATCAAGTTTTTTGCAAGTGGTTTATATGCAGTTAAAAAACTGTGTTTGATCCTCAATTTCTGGCCAGATATGGCCTTGATAAAGCTCGATGAATTAACAGATGAGCAAAAACTACTGATCTCGGAGAACATCGAGATCTTTATTATAAACGAGGCACAAAATGCCTAATTACAACGATAGGAAAACATGGGTACATTCTGAGGTCAAGTGTAGTTTCTGCGGCTATACTTTGCTTCAAAATGCTGAAGAAATGTATTACGTCTGTTCAAATTTAGCTTGCAAATATAGCGGGGTAATACAATGAGTATATTTAATAAACTCGCAGGGTTATATAGCCCTGCGTCAATGCTCGTATCAATCCGGGATGAAATAAAGGAAACACCGGATAAAATGGCGAAAAAACTCAACATCAGTCCCGAGCTTTATAAATGCCTCGAAAACGATGAAATAGAGTTAGAATCTCTGCCTGTACCTACACAGGCAAGAATAGAAAGTTTTGTAAATGTCTACTTCACAACGTTCCGCCTCAACAGGCAAATGGCGTTTAAAATGTTCGAGAAGTCCACAGGAATGAATAAAAAATTCTTTCAAGACAAATTTGAAATTTCCGAACGTACGTTCTACAGCTATCTGGCCGGGGAAAGAATTATGGCTGCGCCTGATATTGATCGTTATTTGCTAATTTTGTAGCTTGCTGATTTCTTCCAGCTTTCTTTTTTAATGGCGGCATTTTATCCGGCATATTCGGATTCATTAAAAGAAATTGCTTTATCAACTTAACATCATAATGCATTTGACCTATTTTTTTTCTTATCTCCATGTGCTCTCTAAAATTATCGTCCATTCTTAACCTTACTTCTTTGATTTCTTCGTTTTTTTGAGTGATTTCCTGCTTAAAAATAAGATCATTAAATTTCGTCTCATGGTAAAACTCCATGGTCGCAAAAGCAAGTGAGGCGATAACTCCCAAAAATCCAATAATCTGCAAGAAAAGTTTAATCGCCTCAGTAATACGCCTCCCCTGCTCTTCAAGCGTCATTCCTGTTGATTTTTCTTTGTTTTTGTCAGATTTATTATCCATATTTTTCTTTGATCTTCCCCCAAATTGGACACTCGTCATAATCGATTCTTTTGTTCGGGTTTTTTATAATTGTCTTTCTTAAATCGCCCGTACATTTGAAATCATTATCTATAATTATACAAAACAAACACTCAATATGGAATTCCGGGAATGCGATTACTCTTGTTTTCAAGGGGTTCTACCTTTTTCGCAACGTCACGAAAATGCCCTAAGCCATTTGATAAAGAGATCGACTATGATT